AGTTACAAGACAAGCAATTTATATGTACTTAAAAAAACATCCAGAAATGAGAATATTTCTTGATGAAGAAGGAGAATATATCTTAGATATCGCAGAACATAATACAAACAAGGAGATAATAGCTGGGAATGTAGATGTAGGTCACTGGGCTCTTTTAAACAGAAAAAAAGGTAAAGCAAGAGGATATGGACCAAGACAAGAAATAGAACCAATTGGAGCTTCTCCAGTAACATTTATAGAAATCACTAAATCAAAAGAACAAATAAAAGATGAAAGAAATAGAAATAGATCTAAGCCCAAAGCAGAGGGAAATTCTTGATGTTTTAGAAGATGATATCCACACAGAAATTTTTATGGGAGGAGCTGCCGGTGGATCTAAATCTTTTACTGGATGTTATTGGCAGATAAAAAGAAGATTAAAATATCCAGGATCCAGGGGATTTTTAGCCAGAGCGAGATTAAAAAGCTTAAAGGAATCAACATTATTAACTTTTTTTGAAGTGGCCAGATTATTAGGAATGAAACTAAATGGAAAGAGTCAAATAGATTTTACTTATAATGCTATTACTGGCCTAATCAAATTCAACAATGGAAGTGAGGAATATCTTAGAGATTTATTTTATTATCCTTCTGATCCAGAATATGTAAGTTTAGGAAGTACAGAATACACAGATGGATTTATTGATGAGATGGCAGAAATAACAGAGCAAGCTTATCAAATTATTAGAAGTCGAATGAGATACAAACTTGATGAGTTTGGTTTAATTCCTAAGATAGCTATGGGTTCGAATCCATGTAAAACTTTTATTTACAAAGAATTTTATAAAAAGTGGATTGAGAAAAAATTAGAACCTTATAAAGCATATATTTTCGCAGGAGTTTATGACAATCCTTTTATTTCAGAACATTATATTGAAAATCTAAAAAAATTAGATCCAATAAACAGAGCAAGATTACTTGAAGGAAATTGGGAATATGAAGATGATCCAACTAAACTATTTGAATATGATGCAATATTAGATTTATTCACTAATGAGGCAGAAAGAGGGAAATCTTATTGCACAGTTGACGTAGCCGGCAGAGGAAGGGACAGAACAATAATTCTTATCTGGGATGGGCTTTTTATTAAAAAAGTCTACAACAAAGACAACATCTCATCTGAAGAATTAGACGAACTTTTAACAAAACATAAAATCCCAAGAAGCAAGTGTGCAATAGATGAAGATGGAGTTGGTTTTGGATTAGTAAAAGATATGCCAGGAGTGAAAGGATTTGTAAATAATGCAAGGCCTATTATGAAAAAGAAGGAAACAGATCAGGACAAAGTATTACATAATTATGCAAACTTAAAAGCACAGTGCTGGTTTGAACTAGCAAATTATGTGAACTCTGGATTGATTGGAGTTTATAGGGAAATCGATGTAAAAGATAAAAGACTTTTAATTGAAGACCTGGAACAAATAAAGCAAAAGGATCCAGGAAAAGACCAGCCATTAAGAATCTTAACAAAAGAAGAAATAAAAGAATTTTTAGGCAGATCAACAGACATCGGAGATGCCATGATGATGAGGATGTTTTTTGAATTAAAATCTCCAATGGTTTTTGGATTTGTATCTCCAAGAAAGGTGATTCCAATAGAAGAAAGCGAGGAGGAAAAAAAACAGAAGGAAGAAGAAGACAAAATATTTCAGAAACAAATAGAAGAAGGAAGGGTAAGTCTAGCCCCAATAACAAAAGGCAGGAAAGAAAAGATTGAGTCTATCAAACAATAATATTTAAATATGTAGCTTGATTAATTATAATGCCCCCCATTTCATATTCATGGCAAGAACATTAAAAAATTTATTTGGATTGATCAAAGAAAAAGCAGTTCCTCAAATTGAACCTATAACTGAAAAAACTAGAGATGGATTGCCAAAAGCGTACATTCCTAAATTTATATACAAGCCTCCTTTTGGATATCCAAGATTTGTGGATCTTCCAAATATCAGAAGATTAGCAGCTACTCCTTATGTTGATATGTGCATAACTACAATTATCGATGAACTTTCTTCTATTTCTTGGGATATAGTTGTAAAGGAAGGAATAGATCCAACACCAGCACATGAAGAACAAATCAAGCACGTTAAATCTTTTTATGAAAATCCGAACACAAATAAAGAAAGTTTTGATGAGCTCAGAAGGAAATATTTAAGGGACCTTTTAGAAGTTGATGCTGGAGTAATTAATAAAATTTTTAATCTTAAGGAAGAGATGGTTGAAATGGTTGCGCGTGATGGAGCTACTTTTACAAAGAATCCAGACATCTATGGAATGTTTACAGATCGTGAGGATATAATTATGGATTCTAATATTGCAACAAATTCTAAAGAAGCAAGGCTTATGGAGCCAGGATGGATCACAGCAGCAGACGCAAGAGAAAAAGCAGCTTATTTTCAATATGGATGGATTACAGGAGCTCGGCCAGTGCCTTTCGGAAAAAAAGAAATAGTATGGATGGAAAGACATCCAAGAACTGATTCTATTTATGGAAGATCACCAGTAGAGATTTTAGCAACAACAATTCAAACACTTGTTTATTCAACAGAACAAAATCTTGAATATTTTAATGACAATTCAATTCCTAAGGGAGTTCTAGGATTGGATGGACTTGACACAGAAGGATTAAAAGCATTTAGAGAACAATGGAAAGAACAGCAAAGAAAAAAAGACACAGCAGGAAACTGGAAAAAAGATTTTTATAATATCCCTATTGTAGGAAACGTACCTACATTTACAAGATTACAATTTTCAAATGCAGAATTAGAATTATTAGAAGGCCAGAAATGGTGGTCTAAAATGGTTTGGGCATGTTTTGGAGTGACAGCAACAGAGCTAGGATATACTGAAGATGCAAAAGGACTTGCTAATCAAATAGTTCAATCCAATATATTTAGGAAAAGAGCAATTAATCCAATTCTAAGATTAGAAGAATACAAACATAATCACGAAATTCTTTCAGAATTTGAATATCCAGACTTAGAGTTTAAATTTCAGATGTTCGACGTTGAGGAAGAGACAAAAAAAGCAAATCTATACAAAGTACAAATAGATTCAGGAATTAGAACTGTAAATGAAATTAGAGTTGAAGAAGGATTAGAAGAAGTAGAATGGGGGGATGATGATCCAAAGAGAAACCAGGGAAACAATTTTAATTTTAATCCTTTTGCACAAGAAGAAGGAAGAAAAGAAGAAGAAAGCGAGGAAGATTCCAGAACAGAAGGCAAAGAAAAAAAGGCATTTAATTGCGAATGTATAAAGTGCAAACACAAATTAACAACAGAAAAACACTGTAAAGATATCAAATGCCCTAAGTGTGGTGGGACCATGCGAAGAATAGAAAGACCTGGAGTTGGACAAAAAGATATAGAAAAAAAGCCAGGTATGGGTAGATCAAAGAAATGGTGGGATATTTATCATGCATTAATAAGACAAGGGCATTCAAAAGAAAGTGCAGCAAAGATAGCAAGTTCTAGAGTAAAAAAAAAGGCACTAAACACAGAAGATAATCCTTTAATTCTTAGAGAAAACGAAACAATGGATTCTAACAAGTTAAAAAGAAGCATAATTTATTTAATGAATCAAAACGAGGAAAAGATTAAGCGCTTAATAGAGATAGAAATAGGAAAAAACAAATTACAGGAAATTAAAGACTTGCCAGACTTAGCAAAAGCAATCAAAAGGATCTTAACTTTTGAGGGATTAAAAATAGTCAGCGATGCAGTTATAAAAAATACTTTTGTTAGTGGATGGGATGATGCAGAAAAACAATTAGACAAGAATTTGATGATTAATAATGAAGCCATTACTTTTATTCAAGATTATACTTTTAACAATATCAAAGGAATGACTGATGAGATTATGCAGGATCTAAGACAAGAATTAGAAAGAGGAATAATGGCTGGAGAAGGAATTGTAAAAATAAAAGATAGAGTAAGCAAAGTCTTTGATGTAGGAGAAAACAGAGCAGAAATTATTTCTATAACTGAGACAAATCGAGCTGAGAACCAGGGAAAGTTGCAAGCTTTTAAAGCAAGTGGAGAGAGATACCAAAAAAAATGGTCTGCTGCCATGAGCGATAGAACTTGTGCGATTTGTAAAAGATTAGATGGCCAAATTGTAAATATGGACGAGAATTTTAAAGATAAAACAACTGGATGGGAAGGACCATGCCCGCCAGCACATCCTCGTGGAAGATGTTCTGTATTGTTTATTCTTAAGGAATAGAAAGCTTTAAAAGGTTTCAGTTCTTGCTATTGTTATGGCACCACCAAAAGGATTTATCCCACATAATAAGAGAGAAATAGATTTAGAACAAATGAAGAGATTTTATTATGAGTATAAGTGGGATTTCAAAAAGATAGCAGACTTTTTTGGATTTAAATCAAAGTCAGCCATTTATGATAGATTCAAAAAATTAGGATTAAAAGCAAGAACAAACACAGATTTGAAGACAGGATTCAAACATTCTAAAAAAACAAAAATAAAGATTAGTGAATCCTTATGTAAAAGAAGAGAACCATACATTTATCGTGGATATAGGATGGTTAGGATAGGAAATAAATTCAAGGAAGAGCATATTGTTGTTTGGGAAAAAAACCATGGGGAAAAACCAAAAGGATATCAGATTCATCATAAGGATTTTAATAAATTAAACAACAAAATAGAGAATTTACAAATTCTCACAAAAGGGGAGCATAGAAGATTACATAACTTAAAAAAAAAACAGAATAATTCTGATAAACAACAATATTTAAATATTCCTAAGAATTATAAACCTTATGGAAGATCCTAATTTTATATTCAGCTCGGGGCCAATAGAATTAAAAGAAGAAGGAAATGACTTTTTTGTCGAAGGATATATTTCTACATCAGACTTAGATTTGGTTAATGATATTGTTACAAAAGACTGCATTATGGATATGGCTGAGCAAATGAAAGCAAGGACCATAAAACTTGATGTTGAGCATGAAAGTTTTAGGGGAAAAAGTGGTGTAGAACTAGAAATAAATAAAACAATAATTCCAGCAGCCAAAATAGATGATTTCTTGGTTGACAAAAAAGGATTAAAGATTAGAGCAATGTTGAACAGGCACGTTCAAAGATTTAATGAAGTAAAAAATAGTATTAAGGATGGATTTCTTGATGCTTTTTCAATTGCTTTTATTCCAACAAAAGCGAGAGTAGAAGAAAGAGCTGGCCAGGAAGTAAGATTATTAGACAAAATTAATTTATTAAACGTGGCTTTTACAGGGAATCCAGTAAATACATATTCAACAATGACAAATGTTTTTGCTAAAAGTTTAGAATTTTTAAAAGAGCAAGAAACAGAATCAAAAAGAAAACACTCAGCAAAGTGGCACAGGCTAGTAGACAAATTAAAAAAGATAGGAAAAGTCAGAAGTCCTGAGGCCGTAGCTACTGAAGTATTAGGAGAGGAAAGCTACAAATCTTATGATCACGACAGTGATAAAATTAAATTAAAGGAGGTTAAAAAAATGTCTGAAGAGGATAATAAAGAAGAAACTCAAGAAGCAGAAGAAGCAGAAAAAACAGAAGAACCATCAGAATCCGAATCTGAAGAGAAGGCTAAGAAAAAGCCAGCAGATGAAGAAGAAGAGGATGAAGAAAAGAAAAAGAAAGTTTCAAAGAAAGATGAAGAAGAATCAGAATCAGAAGAATCTGAACCAGAGAAATCTGAAGAAGAATCTAAAGAATCTGAAACAGAAGAAAAATCTGAAATTGAAACACTAAAGAAAGATATGATGGAAGTCAAATCTGTTCTTAAAAAGCCTATGCTAAAAAGCAGAGTTGAACAGAAAGATAAATCTGAAAATTTTGTTGAAGAGAAAGCTTTAAATCCTTTGGACGTAATAGCTTAAAATGGAAGGAACAGGAACAGCAAGCGTAGGAATCATTGATTGTAAAAGCGCTTATGCTCATTCTTTCGGAGCTTTGAGAGACGGAACCAGATACTCAGACGCATGGAATAATATCGATTTTAGACCTGAATTGAAGAAAAGAATGTCAATCGGTATGAAGGCCTTAACCTCAACTTCTGGAGGAGCAGGAACAGCAGGATACGCATTAGTGCCTATTTATGTTGATCCAAGAATTGTTGATGTAACAAGGAAATTCACTCCATTGGTTGAATTAATCCCTAGAGTTACAAACCAGGGATTAACAGCAGATTATAACAAGATAACTGCTAAGGGCGGAGGATTCACAGCTGCAGAAGATGCAGCATTGTCTGAAACTGTGGACACTTATGATCGTGCAAGTGTTGCGATTAAGTTTTTGTATGCAGTTGGAAGAGTAACAGGTCCGATGCAAGCTGCTATGCCAAGCTATATTCTTGAAGGTTTCCAACCAACAGGAGCAGGCTTAGGCGGAGGCACACCATTTAGTCCAAGTGGAGTTCCAAATGCAAAGCAATTGGAAGTTGTTATGAAAGCAAGGGAGATGAGAGAACTCGAAGAGAATCTTATTGTCAATGGAGACGACAGTTCTGATACAACTCAGTTTGATGGAATTGTAGTCCAGCAAAGTGACACAAATGTTGTGGATTTGGATGGTGCAGCATTAACTTGGGATGATATTGAAACAGCTGTTAGATATGCTTTTGATGATGGTGGAAGGCCAAAAATCGCAGTAGCATCTAGTGCAGTAGTTCAAGACATCCGAAAGATCATAGTTGACACATTTAGATATAATCCAAGTGACATTGGAGGGACATTACCATTTGGAGTTGCAGCTGCAATAGTGTTGCAAACAATGGTTGGACCAATTCCAGTGATTCCAAGCATGTATTTATCAAATACTTCTGGTGCAAAACAGATCTATTTCCTAGATACTGATTACATTGAGATGAGAGTTCTTCAAGATATGACTTATGAAGATTTAGCTAAAACTAATGACTCACAGAAGTTTATGTTGAAGATCTATGAGTGCCTTGTCATGAGAAATACTGCTTTCAATAGTTTCATAGACGACATAGCGTAAATCCTTTTTGTTATTTTTTAGATTTAAATATTTTTTAAATTTACAGAAAAAATAACACAAACAAATTAAATTATAGGAGGTATAAAAATATGGCAGAATTATCAAGCGTAACAACAAGAGGAATTACACCTAGTCAAGGTAAGAAAATGCTATACATCGAAACAGCTTCAACTGCAGACAGTGGAGATACAGTTGATGTGACTGATTCAGATGTTACAGGTGGAGAAACTTTGTCTAGTGTAGATTGGGTAGTAGCATGGGATCAAACATCAGGAGATGTTGTAACTGCAACAGATTCATCTGGAGTAATTACAATAGATACTGGAGGTAGTACTACAGACCACACTTACGCACTTTTAGTGATTGGTGACGCCTAATTAGAAAATGGGAGATCAAGGATTAATTAGTCCAGCAGGACCCGCATCACCACCATATAGAAATGGACCATATTCATGGGATCAACCTATAAGTTTTAGTGCTGGGATATCTGGATCTAATACAAAAGGAAACATAAGATATGTTGATGGAACAAGCGGAAGTGATAGTGCTAGTGGAAAAGGTTGGGGACACGCTTTTGCAACAATCCAAGCAGGAGTAACAGCTGCAGGGGCAAATGGAATTGTTTATGTAGCACCTATTGAGATGGCTGCAGGAGCAACAGATCCAGGAAGTTATGAGGAAAACATTGTTATTCCAGCGACACATGAAAGTTTGTCAATTATTGGAATAGGAACTGGAAGAACTCAAGGTGGATTGCCACAGCTTAAAGATGGAGATTCAACTGACGAGCATATTTTGACTATTAGAGCACCAGGTTGCTTAATTGCTAATTTGGGATTTAATGGATCAGGAAATACTGCTGGAGGAATCTTACTGGATGATGATGCATCTACTAAAAGTGCTTTTGGAACAACAATAGTTGGATGTCACTTTAAGAATTGCAAAGGATCAACTGCAACAAATGCGGCAACTGGTGGAGCAATCTGTTGGGCTGCGACTGGAGGAGCTTGGCAAGTTCTAATTTCAGGAAATAGATTCAATAAGAATGTAGGAGATATTGTCTTGTTAGGAACAACAAGTTCAAGACCACAAGATGTAGTTATTGAAAATAATATATTTAGTGGGCCAGCAGCTAGTGTAGATTGTAATTTGTATCTGAAAGGTGGATCAGGAATGGATGGAGTTTATATAATAAACAATCATTTTCCATGTGATCCAGCATTAAGTTCAGGAACAAATACAGTATCTTGTGATTTGACTGGTTGTGTAGGTACTTATGCAAGAAATACCCATGGACACACTGGATTGACTCTTGGAGATGGAACTGTAACAGGTGGAGTAATTCCAGCTACAGTTTTTATGATTGAGAACTATCAAGAAGATGCTATTATTACTCGAACAAGTTAAAAATGGTAAAACAAAAATGTCCTGTATGTAATGGAGAAAAGACTGATGGTTATCACAAAGATCCAGAAGAAGCTTGTTCGCTTTGTAGTGGAAAAGGAATAATAGAAGTCGAATCAACTCCAAAGAAGACCAAAAAAAAGTCTAAATAATTTTTATTTTTTTTATTGTTTTTTGCTTTGATTTTTAAGAAAAACAATAAGTCTTAGGACTTTAAACAAACATTTAAATAAATAGGAGGCTTAAAAATAGCATGGCAAGAACCATATTATCAGCACCAAATGTTTTCATAGAAAACACTACAAATTTGGATGCAGTTACAGAAGCAACAAATGGAAGTGCAATAGACACTAGATGGTACAAGGATAAGTCTGTTTTTATTAATGTCTCGGTGAATACTGGAGCAGTGACTGTGACAATCCAAGCAAGCCATGATGGCACAACCTGGTTTGAGTTGGCTGCTAAAACATACACAGCAACAACCGGAACAGATATTTATTCTTATACAAGTTATTTTCCATTTATGAGGACGATTACATCAACTCAGTCAAATTCAACTGTGACAACAACAATCACAGGGAGATCATAAAATGAAGATAAAAAATAAGTACTTTGTTCCATTGGTAATTGTATTGACCTTAGCTTTGGTAGCAGCAACTTTCTATCCTGAACCTTGGGGAACTGACGTAGATGCAGGAAATTATAGTCTTAATAATGTAAATTTGAATTGGAGTTCATTAAAGAATTATCCAAGCGCCTGCCCAGGAGCGAGCGCGATTACTACCTTAGGAGATTCAGTGACTTGTACTGATTCATGGATTAATGCAGCTGGAGATAACATGACTGGGCCTTTGCATATGACTGGGCAAAACATTACAAATGTTTCTTACATAAATCCAGATGGAGAACAAGTAATCTTCGGAGGTAATGTAACTGCTGAGAATGTTTATCTTCCAACTTATATATCTACTCATACAAATGCTTCTATAAATGCTGTAGAAGGGGTTTGGATAAATATTACTTTTGATAAACATGCAGACACTATAAAGTCCAAAATAGATCACACCTATAATGATGCAACTAATGACACTTTCACAATACTTAGCAATGGAGTTTATAGAATAGATTATGGGATTTCTTATTTAGATTCACAAGCAAATCCAAATAATATTATTGCAATAAGAATAATAAATAACAACGCAGAAATAGATGGAAGTGTGTTTGAAAAAGATACAACCAAACAGAACGCAGTTGGAACAATTTATAGAAGCGTGGCTACAAGCTTGACAGCCGGAGACAAAGTAAAATTGCAGTTTATAAGCAATTCTACAACAGTTGCTCTGGAAACCCCTGGAACTTATGGGGGTCATCCAACAAGCGCAAATATAAATATTCATAAAATAGCATAATGGAAAACAAAATAAAATTAACAATCGGGGCAATAATCACAATGGCTTTGCTTATGGGAGGAACTTATTACATTGCTAATAATGATCAGGCTTATTATTGCGAAGCAAAAGATCTGGTTATGGTCTGTGAAAAACTGAGTTCTGGATTAGGGACTAGATGTTATTATGAAGACACGTATAAAATCTGTAAATTAGGATGGGAAAAGCTAGAGATAGGCCAGGAGATAAATCAAGAAACTCCAAAACCAGCAGAAGGAATTAAATGGTTATGTTCACCAGATGGATGTAAAAGGATAGAATGAAATTCATAAATAAAAAAGAGCCAGTTCAAGTTAGGATCAAAGAGAAATTAGGATTTAAATGGGAGTGTGTTAGAAAAGGAGAAACAATAGATCTTCCAGAAGATCTTGGATTAAGATATGGATTTGAGAAGGTGAAAGTAACAGAAGGAAAAATCGGAAAAAAAAAGGTTGAGACAAAGCAGTTCGAAAAAAAAAAGACAGATTATAAAAGAAAATTAGTTCTAATCAAAGGAATCAGTTCAAAGAGAGCAAAAGATATTATTAAAGTATTTCCAACAGAAGAAGATTTACTCAAAGCTATTTCTCACAAAGAAAGACTTCCATTTAGAGATGATATTGAAGAAAAATTGAGGAAAGAATATGACAAACAATCTTGAAGTAGGTTTAACAGAATTCAAAAGAATGAAAGCATTAGATAGAGATGTTTTGATGTACAATAATTTAGTCCACATCAGAAAGAAGATAGGAGATTATAGATTACATAAAAAGATTCAATATATTTGGTTAGTAATCTTAACAATCTTTGTAGGAATTAAAAAATTTGTAGGAGTTTAAAATGGCAGAGGATGGAACATACGTAACAATTGCAAGCGTGAGAAGAACCGCAGGAATAGCCAGCACTGAAATTAATGATGATGATGTTTCTGCAATTATTTCTGAATGTGAACCACAAGTCGAGAGATTTTTTAATACAAGCTTCATTCCAAAAGAAAGGATTGATATTTTAGATGGAAACGGAACTGTAAGAATAATCCTTGACAAGAATCCAGTATTAGCAGTCAGAGAATTAAAAATTGATGGAGACACAGAAGATCCTGCTTATTTGCATGTGTTTAAAGAAAGCGGAAAAATAGAGCTAGACACGACTCAAGACCTGACAAACAGCGTGTTTAAGTTAGGGACTCAGAAAATAGTAGTTAAGTACATTTATGGATGGATGGAGGAAAGTACTACGGACACCACTTTAAGCGCAGCCAGCACAGCAGGAACAAGCGTAGCGCTATCTGTAGCAAGTGAATCAGGATTTAGTGAAAATGATTGGATTGAGATATATTCTATGGATGGAAATAAGGAGGCAGCAAAAGTTTCAAGCACAGGGACCGGAACAATCACTGTTGATCAATTAGTTCTAACTCATGAATCAGGAAGCAAGATTATAAAATTGCAGGTTAATGAAATGTTTAAAAAAGTAATGAACATCGCGTGCGCGATAGCAATGGTTGCCAGGATTGTTGGACAATCCTATGTGGACACTGTTGGATATGGACTTGGAGAATTAAGCATCCAAAAAGGAGAGCCATACACACAGTGGAGAGAAACTGCCACTCAATTAATCAAAGAGAGAGATAGGATAATAGGCACTCCAAAGATTCCAGGAATGCTTAGACCAAGGCCTTATGTTATAGTATAAAATGGAAAAAAAAAATATTTTTATTATTGCAGGGCTTATTTTAATAGCCTTGATAGTTCTAGTTATGGCTGCGGATTTCACCCCTCAGGGAGATATTGATCTTAGAAAGGTTTATGCTATTAAAAACGCAACAAATATTACTGCAGAATATTTTTGTAATGATACGGCTTGTTTTGAAATTTCAGGATTTATGACAGGAACAGAATCAAATCTAAATGTTAATTCTTCAACTTATGCTGAGAATTGGACAACAGGAGCTGGGAATTTAGATTCAATTAATGAAACTCAAATGGAGAACTCAGGAGGATATCTTAATATTTTAGTGTCCTGGCTTACAGGATTATTTTATGAGAAAGATGAAGTTTATAATAAAACAGAAGTTTATAATAAATCTGAGGTTGATAATAATTTATCTAATTATATTTTAACATCCAGTGAAGGAGATTTAAATACTAATTCAACAACTTGGTGGGCAACTGTTTCTGGGTTTGTTAGCAAATGGTTTTACAAATCAGGTAATGATTTATATCTTAATGAAACTCAATTAAATTTATCTATTGATGCAAGAGAAACAAATTGTACTGATGAGGGAAGTTGTCCTTTAATAACTTATGATTCTGAATTAACTTATACTACAGATACATCAGCGTATGTAAATTGCTCAACTGATGAAGTGTT